ATCAGTCCACACAGCCTGAAACAAAACGAAATAAAACAAAATCGTTTACTCAACAGTGGGCAAACGATAGCACAAAATTCAACTGGCGAGAACGTGTAACCGCGTGGGATGTTGACAACCTGCTTGGACAGGGTGAGCGGGCCGCAACCTTGTACATGGGTGTTGTCGAAAAGTATATCGAACGTCTGTATTCATTCTTAGATCAGACAAGTGTAGAGCCTGATGACTTTGATAGCGTTACCAAATCAATCGAACTCCTCCACAAGCTCCTACCGGGCGAAACCATCGGCGCCATTATTGCCGCTAACGAACAGCGTCGCACCACAGGCGACGGGTGAGAGCGGTGCACCTCTGGAATGGGCGCCCTGGCTCACTACGTTATTCCCGGCATATGTGCAGCACGGTTTCGCGTTGCATCATGAGGAGTTTTGGCGATGGGTCTGGTGCGTGCAGGCAGGCGAGCGCCCGCGTCCGTTCGTTGCCATCTGGCCGCGTGGCGGCGCAAAGAGTACCTCGGCAGAGTTGGCAACTGTCGCGCTTGGAGCGCGACGCCAGCGGCACTATGCACTCTACATCTGTCAGACACAGGAGCAGGCCGACGATCACGTCGGCAATATCGCCGCATTGCTCGAAGCCGATGCCGTTGCGCACCATTACCCGGCACTGGCAGATCGGGCTATCGGTAAACATGGCAACGTTAAAGGCTGGCGGCGCAACCGGCTGCGTACTGCCCAGGGCTATACCGTTGATGCGTTGGGCCTTGATACGGCGGCGCGTGGCGTTAAACTGGAGGCGCAACGGCCCGACCTTCTGGTGTTTGACGATCTGGACGGTGAGCACGACACGCCTGCAACGACCGAGAAAAAAATTGCGACCATCACTAAAAAACTTCTCCCCGCTGGCAGTGCTGATGCTGCTATTCTCGCTATTCAAAACCTCGTGCTGCCCGATGGGATATTCGCGCAACTGGCAGACGGTCGGGCCGACTGGCTCAGCGACCGCATCACGAGCGGCCCGCATCCGGCCTTGTGTGACCTCGCTTATGAACAACGCAACAGCAAGACGGTACTCATAACTGGCACCCCAACCTGGGAAGGGCAAAGCCTGGCAGCGTGTCAGGAGATGGTCAATAGCATGGGCATCTCTGCGTTCCTGAGTGAGTGTCAGCATGATGTACGCGCCCCGGCGGGCGGTATGTTTGATCATCTCTCATTCCGCCATTGTGCCTATGCCGACGTACCTGATCTGGTGCGCGTGGCGGTGTGGTGCGACCCGGCAGTCACGAGTACTGACCAGAGCGATGCGAATGGCATTCAAGCCGACGGCATTGCTGAGGATGGTACGTTGTATCGCCTCTGGAGTTGGGAACAGCGCAGCACGCCCGAGAATACGATCAAGATGGCACTCCTTAAGGCAGTAGAGCTGGGGGCCGACCACATCGGCATCGAGACCGACCAGGGCGGCGACACGTGGCGGTCGGTGGTGGTCGTGGCCTGGCAGTCGTTAGTAGATGACGATGAGTATCCCCACATCACTGACGACACCGAACGGCCCCGCTTTCGTGCTGCCACAGCAGGTAGCATCGGTCCGAAGGCCCATCGGGCTGCGCAAATGCTCGCCGCCTATGAGCGCGGCGAAATTGTGCACGTCCTTGGTACACACGCCACGCTTGAGGCGGCGTTGAACCGTTTCCCGAAAACAAAGCCGTATGACCTGGTAGACGCGGCGTTCTGGAGTTGGCGCGCCCTGGCAAAAGGAGGCATCGGCCTACTATGAAACTTCTCCCGAACTGGCTCCGCAAGCACGCGGCGCGTACCATTGTTAAGGCTGCCGGGTTGCCCGTCGTATCGCCGTGGGTTTTTGACAGTTTTTTAACTCCGACATTCACGCGCCTGACCCGCGACGGATACCAGAAGAATAGCGCGCTGTTCGCGTGCATCAGCGCACTTTCGTTTGCCTTCCCCGAACCACCGATACTGGTAAGCCAGGCAGGTGAGCCGCTGCCAGATCACCCCGTGCGGCGCCTGTTCACGAACCCTAACCCGCTCATGGGTGAGAAAGAGTTGATGCTCTACACCATCGAATATATGGCATTGGGTGGGAATGCTTACTGGTACAAGGTGCGCAATGGCGCCGGACGCGTCGTCCAGTTGTGGCCCTATCACGCTGGGAATATCACGCCAATACCCGGCGGCGATACCTGGATACAACACTATGAATACGATCTCGGAGACGGTCGCACAACCATTCTTGACACGCGGGATGTTATCCACTTCAAATGGCCCGCGATTGATCCTGACCAGCCCTGGATGGCACAGCCGCCTATCCGGGCCGCCGCTCGCGAAACAGACACTGATAACGAGGCGACGCGTTATTTGTTCGCGCTGCTGAAAAATGATGCTATCCCGCGCACCGTTATTGAAATGCCCACCGAGGCAGATATTACAAAGCAGGAGAGCGAGCGCATTAAGGAGCAATGGCGGGAGCGCTACGGCGGCGATCAGCGCGGCGACGTGGCTATTATGACCGGCGGTGCGAAGGTGCAGCGGCTTTCACTCAACCTGCAAGAGCTTGCCTTTGAAGCACTCTCGACCATCCCCGAAACGCGCATCGCGGCTGCATTGCGTGTGCCGCCCATTGTGGCGGGATTGAACGCCGGATTGCAGCGCAGCACGTTTGCCAATTATGGTGAGGCGCGCAAAGCGTTCGCACAGGACACGCTCATTCCGCTGTGGCGTCTGGTAGAAAGTGAACTTCAGGCCGATCTTATTCCAGAGTTTGATCGGCGCCTGACCATTACTTATGATACAGGTCAGGTGGAAGCGCTCCAAGAAAGTGAAGAAGAGCGGCGGGCGTTCCTACTCTCCGAGTTCCAGTCGGGGGCGCTCACGCTGAACGAGTATCGGCGGCTACGCGGCTATGCGGATACTGATCAGGGCGATGTATTCTACCTGCCAAATACGATCACTATCACCAGTGCCACTCCGGAAGAGGCGACGCCGAATGAAGCGCTTCCGGAGATCTTCGCATACCACATTGACAATGGCATCGTTACGCGCAACGAGGTGCGAGAGCGTTTGGGCCTCCCGCCTGAGGATGCCTCGCAGGATGAGCAATTGCGCCGTCTCCAGTCTGCACTGGTTATTGTGCAATCCGCTGTGATGGTTGGTATCCCGCTCAGCACCGCCCTGCGCCTGGTCGGAATGGATAGCAGCCTGTCGGGCACCGACCCCGAACCGGAACAGCGCGCCCTGCCCACTACGCCACAGCGAAAGACCCTGCCGCTTGCTATCAAACAAACCAGTGTCGTGCGTCGCGAGCGCCTTCAACGCCGGATAGAGAGCCGCGCCACAGCGTACCTGAGCGATCAGTACAGCACAGCAGCAGCCTGGATACGTGGCAATGCGCCCGAACAGGAGCAACGTAGCGCGCCCGCGCCTGATCTGCTCACACCCAGGCACGACACGAACGGCCATCATTATCACGCGCTTGTACTGCTGCCTGAGGTTAAACGCGACCTTCCGCCGTGGGCCTCCGAAATTCCACTGGACGACGGCAGCGAGATTACCGGATGGATACGGGGATTTCACGTGGACTTGATAGAACTTGCCTTCGGGGACGCTGCCGACACGCTTGGGATGGATCTTCTGTTTGATGTGGAAAACGAAAATGTGCAGGAAGTGCTAGGCGAACTGGCGCAACTTGTGAGCCGGGTGGCCGACACAACCCGCGACGATATCGCCGCCCTGGTGGGCATCTCAGCGCAGGAGGGCTGGAGTATTGACGATCTGGCCGCTGAGATTTTGAAACTGAACGAAATCCAGACACCGAACCGCGCCCGCCTGATAGCTCGCACCGAAACAGCCCGCGCCTATAGCGAAGGCAGTCTGTTGGGGTATGCCGATGGAGGTATCGAGGAGACAGAATGGTTGGTATCTGATCCGTGCCCCATTTGCGAGCCACTGGCCGGCCGTACCGCGCCTATCGGTGGCGAGTTCGCGCCGGGCATTCGTGTGCCAGGCGACCCGCATCCGGCGTGCAAATGCGCGCTCGCGCCCGTGGTTACTGCCTGAGGTGGTACAATGGATTATGATCATCAGGCGCGCTATGCGCAACTGGCAGCAGAGCAGCAGCAGGTGTATCAGGCAATGCGACAGCAGCAGCATGGCACGCCAGAGCGCCGCTACCTGGAAAGCCGTTACCAGGCTATACGCATCGAGTTGCGCGCCTTAGAGCGGTTCCTGAATGCGCCACTATCGGCAACGAAGAGGGGAGGGGTGTAGAATGTCGTGGGAATGGTGGAATAATCCTGAGAAAAGGGCGGCCACCCCGCCGCCACCCAAGCACAAGCCAGAGGTGTCCGGCTGGATTAGCGTCCATGATGCCCTGCCAGAACCGGGTGAAACCGCCCTGGAATGGCTTCTTGGTGGCGGCGCTGATGGTTTACTGGCACCAGGTGAAACCATGCTTACCGAATGTATTGAGGGCATTGGTGTAGGCTACAACCTGGTACGTTACTCCTATAGAGGTCAATATGAGCAAGAGCACGTTTGGTTTGGGTTGTCTTTTATAACTGATAGCAACGGCTGCGCAATGTCTGATGTGCCTGTCTCGCACTGGCGTCGATTGCCGGAGCCGCCGAAACGGGAGGAGACATGATGTTCTACGTACCTTGCAGCGCGTTTTATGCATATGCTATAATGAGATCACTGCCGGGAGGCTCTGCATGTGATTATTGGACAGCACGATACCAAGCGTTACAGGTGGAGGCCAGGGCACTTGAGAGGCTGTTGAGTTTGCCGTTATTGTCAACCAGGCACCAGGTATGGAAGTAAACCAGACAACAGCATTGCATACCTATATTATCAACATTGGACGCTACAGCTATGTAATAATAGCTCGCTCGCAGTTGGAAGCTCTTGAGCGCCTGAAGGAATACATACTTCCTGATGAGGATGTAACTGTTCTCACGGCAGGCCAGCTAGTTGTGTATGGTTTTCGTTCACGGTTCGCATCAGATAATCCTGAATGCGATCAACAACACTACCAGACTGATGTATATGAGTTGCGTGGCGGGGAATGGGAACGGGTGGCATGAGCGAAACTACCGCATTGATTTTGCACCATATGCTATAATAAAAACAGAATAGCTACATAGCTCACCGGGTAACTACTCAGCGGGCACTCACTCTCCAGATGGAGGGCGGGTGCCCGCTTTTTGTTTGGATACATCATGCAGCAATGGCAATACAAGACCATCACCCTGAACGACGACGCTACCGCCGATACGAACGGCGTGACACTTGATGAGTATGGCCGCGATGGGTGGGAAATCGTTCGCGTGTTCGACGGCCCGAACGGCACTCAATTTGCGCTCCTGAAGTGTCCTGTGTTAGCAGCAGGACCGGCACAGCGTATCGAGACGAAGGGTTAGTCGTGGCGACGTATCGCGGCCAGGATATTGATCTAAGAACGTAAGCGAGATCAACTTGACCGCATAGACGAAGAGTAAGACAAGGCAGGGAATAGGATGGCAGAACAGAAGGTTGCAGAATTTGCCGCCGTGAAGGAGATCGCCGGGCGAACAGTCACGGGCATTGCCTCGGTACTTGGCAATGTTGATGCCCAGGGTGATATTATCTGGCCTGGTGCCTTTGCGAAAACACTCCAGGAAGGTCGCCGGCGCCTGAAACACTTCTGGTCACACAATGGGTTGTTTTGGGACCCGGAGCCGCCCATCGCAGTTATTGAAAGCATCCGAGAAATACCCCGCGACGAATTGCCCTCGATGGTTCTGGAGATGGCTCCCGGCGCGCTGGGCGGGCTAGAGGTCGCTCGCACCTATCTCAACACCCCACGCGGCAATGAGGTACTCGAAGGCATCCGGGCCGGAGCAATTACCGAAATGAGTATCGGTTATGAACCGATCAAATTTGACTACGAACCAATGGACGGTGAGCAGGTGCGCAACCTTCGAGAGATCCGGCTACTTGAAACGTCCGATGTAATCTGGGGTGCGAATGACGCGACGACTGCAAGCAAGCGGCTGCCCGACCTGGCATTACTCCTTGACGCGATGGAGCAGCACGCGAAAGCGGGTCGCCGCAATAACGACGCTGACCAGCGGCGCATCAATGATATCTGCCGTCTCGCCTACGAACTTGGAGCCGATTACGGAATGGAGCATGGCGAGACTGATGGGAATAAGCCCGACGACGACGAAAAAGCCGAGCCGCCTGATCAGGCACTCACTTTGCAGCGACGAGCGAGGGCAATGGAACTTCGTATGAAACTCGCAGGAGTGAGGGAACAATGAACGCAAACGCAAAAGCCGCATTCGAAGAGGCATCCCGCCTGTACACTGCGGCAAAATCAATCCTGGACGAATACGACGGCCAGGATATGCCACAGGAAAAGCAGAACGAAGCCGACAGCCTGCTTGATCAGGCCGAAGCCAAGACCGCAGAAGGCCAGCGATTGGAGCGCGCCGCCGCAATGGAGGCGCGTATCAACGAGCCAGTGAACGTGCTACCCACGCCTGTTACACCTGGCGATGGGGACAGCGCTGAAAGCCCTGCTGCAAAGGACGCGGCGCACCTGGCCGTATTCCGTAAAGCACTGGTGAGCGGCACACACCGCATGAGCAGCAGCGAACTCAAGACACTCTCAGCGACCAACGACATTGAAGGCGGGTACTTGCTCGCACCCGAACAGTTTACTGCTGAGATTATCAAAGAACTCGATAACACCGTCTATGTGCGGCAGTTCGCGAATGTGGTGCAGGTTACGCAGGGCGGTAGCCTGGGTGTTGTGACGCTGGACGAAGACCCGGCAAATCCTGACTGGACGACCGAACTAGCCGAAGCCGACGTGAGCGCAACCGCCAAATTCGGCAAGCGCCAGCTTATGCCGCACCGCCTGACCAAGGGCGTGAAGATCTCCCGCCGCCTGATCCGGCAGGCACGCCAGAACGTGGAAAGTTACGTCCAGGGCCGTATCGCGTACAAATTCGCCATCACGCAAGAAAATGCGTTCCTCACTGGCGATGGGCATAACAAGCCGCTTGGTATGTTTGTAGCAAGCGATCAGGGCATCAGCACGAGCCGCGACGTAACCGCTGCCAGTGCCACATCGATCAAGGCCGACGAATTGATCGATATGAAGTACACGCTGCGGGAACCATACCACCGGCGCGCTCGCTGGGTTTTGCACCGTAACATTCTCAAGGCGGTGCGCAAACTCAAGACCAACAACGGCGATTACCTCTGGGAACCCGGCATCGCAATGGGACGCCCTGACATGCTCCTGGAAATGCCGTACATCGTGAGTGAGTATGCACCGTCAACGATCACCACAGGCGACTATACAATCGTGTTGGGCGATATGGAATACTACATGATCGCTGACAGTCTGCAACTACAAATTCAGGTACTCATCGAGAAGTACGCCGAATACGATCAGACGGGCTATATCGCCATTATGGAGACAGACGGGCAACCAATCCTTGAGGACGCTTTTGTTCGTCTGAAGCAGGCATAGGAGGAACCACGATGATTGATGTTACGACCGGAATGGAATTCCAGAGCGCCGTCACGCCAACCGACGGCGCGGCAGGCACGACAGACATCAACGGCTCAACCTGCGACATGGCGAATTTTTGCGGTGTATTTGCCGTGGTTCGCATGGGCACTATTACCGCCTCGGCAGTCACGTCCATTAAATGGCAGCAGGGCAACGAGAGCGACATGAGCGACGCCGCTGACCTGGAAGGCACCGCGATCACCATTGCCGATGATGATGATGAGCAGGTTTTTGCGACCTGCCTGGTAGAGCCGGAAGATCGGTATGTGCGGATTGTCGTTGATCGCGGCACCGCGAATGCCGTGGTAGCGGATGCAGTGTATGTGCGCTTTAACAGCCGCACGATGCCCACTACGATTGACGTAGACGACCTCGTGACCTTCGAGCGCCACGTCACTCCGGCAGAAGGGACGGCCTGATGACAGACCCGACGTATAACACCATAAACTATGGTGAGCAAGGTGGCGAACGGTGGGTGGTCGGGGGCGAACTTGCCATCGTCTCCGGCGGCACGCTCAGCGTTTCAGGCGGAACCACGTCGCCCACCGAGACGCAGGATGCGAACTTCACGCTGACCAGTTCTGATAGCGGCAAGACGATCATCATCGATGCTGCTGATGTGGTTGCGACGCTGCCAGCGACGGCGGCAGGCGTGACGTACACCTTTATCGTCAAAACACTCTCGTCAACGACTGGCTTCAGCGTCTCGCCTGCTGCTGCCGATGCTATCCACGGCAATGGGCTGACCAGTGTAGACGATAAGGATCTCATCAACACTGCCGCGAGCGACGCTGAAGGCGACACCGTGACCATCATCGGCGACGGTGTTGATGGCTGGTGGATTACGTCCATTGTGGGGACGTGGGCAAAGGAAGCCTGATCTATGGCAAACGCGACAACCCGCTGGATTGATAGCGACGGCACAACGCCGCGTGACCTCCGGATGATTGACAACCTTGACCAGAGTTACAGCCTGGCCGTTGACGCCGGGTTGTCGCGTGACGCATTCAATCGGCTTCGAGTTTCGGAGCCGCAATACATTTTTAGCAGCCCTGGTACCTATGACGCCGAACCGCTCATCTGGCAGAGCGTCACCAGTTCTGGCGCGGCAAACCACAATAGCAATACTCGCGGTGTGGACATGACCCTGAGCGGTACGGATGGCTACGTCGTGCGACAGACGTATCGCTATTTTCCATACGAGCCGGGCCGCTCGCAATTCATCACGATGACTGGCACGCTGGGGGAGGCAAGTACGAACGTCACCAAACGCATCGGGCAATTCGATGCTGCGAACGGCCTGTTTTTTCAGCAGGCGGGCGATGGGACGCTCTCAGTTGTGCGGCGCTCCTCAACATCAGGCAGTGTCGTGGATACCGCTGTGGTGCAGGCGGAATGGAACCTTGATAAACTGGACGGCACAGGCAATAGCGGTGCCACACTGAACCCGGCAAATGATCAGATTTTCGTCATTGACTATGGATGGCTTGGTACTGCTACCGTGCGGTACGGTTTCTACATCGATGGACATATCGTGTATTGCCACGCGATGCATTACGCCAATGTGCTCAGCGTGAGTTATATGCAGAGCGCTACACTGCCGCTACGCTATGAAATAACTGCAAGCGGCGCGATCACGGGCACCCCGATGCTGACACAATTTTGTAGTGGCATCGCCTCGGAGGGTGGCTACTTTGATAAGCCGGGGTACGTATTCAGTGCAGGAAGATCGTCGCCCATTGCCGTCTCAACTGCCGAATGTCTTGTTGCTATTCGCCCGGCAACAACATTCAATAGCATCCCTAATCGTATTCAAATAGAGGCTGTCGAGGTTACTATCGGTACTGCAACTGACCCGGTTGAGTGGCGTGCCTACTACTATCCGCCCGGCACAACCAACCCGGTCACCGGCGGCTCATGGGCCGCCGCAAACAACGCGAGCGGTGTAGAGGTCAACGCCTCCGGCACAGCAATCAGCACGACAGGCGGCTATGAAATAGCACGCGGCCTGGTTGCCTCGAACAGTACAGGCAATAGTCGTACCGCAACGAGTGCACGCTTAACACAAGTGTTGCCCTTGACGATAGATGCAAGCGGGAGTAATAGCCCGCTCACGTCAAACGCCGGAGCGAACCCGGCATACATTGCGCTGTATGTCGTTGCAACATCCGGATCACCTTCAGCCGCCGGTACCATTACCTGGCAGGAGTTCCGCTAATGCCAACATCGCAAGAGGTTGATTTCACGACCAGCCCGGCGCGCAGCAGTAGCACCGTACTGATTGACATCTCAGTAGATAATGACCTATCCAGTGTTGCCGACATCGGCGGCGATACATTGGTCGGGCTGGTGCTGCCATCAAACTACACAACCGCCGCAATTACATTCCAGGTCAGCATAGACAACAGCACATTCGTAGCGCTCTACAATCAGTCTGGACAGGTCACTATTGCCGCGACTGAGGCGGTTGCGTCGCGGGCTGTGGCGCTCGACCCAACAGACTGGCACGGCTGGCGCTACATTCAGATTGCAACAGGCACCGCACAAACAAGCGATGACAAGACCATCACGCTGATCACGAGGCCATTATGAGTTATGCCACGGTTGCCCAACTGCGCCAATACCTTGCACAAGTGCCAGAGCACGCACAGCAGCGCGTCACGCTAACCGGCGCACCGACGGGCGGCACATTTACCCTGAGCTACGAAGGGCAGACGACAGCCACAATTGATTATGACGCGACGGCAACCGCTGTGCAGACGGCGCTTGTTGCGCTCTCCACTATCGGCAGTGGCAAGGCGCGTGTGTCGGGCGCGGCAGGCGGCCCGTGGGATGTGGTGCTCGTTGCAGGCAATGACGCTAGTCCGCTCACCGGCGACGGGAGTGCATTAACTGGCGGTACATCACCCGATGTGAGCATCGAACCCGCAACCGATGACTTGCTTGAGGCTGTTTTGGAACGCGCTACCGATATTGTCAACGAGGCGCTGGGTTTTGCCTTCGAGGGCTACAGTAGCAGCGAAAAGGTTGTCTTTGCTGAGCGCTCCAAGTGGTTGACGTTGCCTCCCTATGAAGCGGGCACCATCACAAGCCTGACCGATTACGATGCAGCCACAACCTATGTGGAAGGCACCGATTACGATGTAGACGATGACAACCACCGCTACCTGTATCGTGATGATGTGTGGAGGCATCGCCGCTACCGTGTAACGGCTGCCTGGGGCTATGGTGAGCCGCCGCCTTCCATCGTTGAGGTCACAATAGAGGTTGCGGTCAATATCTGGCGCGCAAAAGACCGGGCGCTTTTCACAGACGTTATCGGCGTCGAAACTGGGCCGGGCGGCGGCGCCGTCGTTGGGTATCAGGGCGCGATGACAAACCAGCAGCGGATGATCATTGCTGGCGTGCGTGACCAGTATCGCGAGCGAGTATTCTAATGGCAACAGTTGAAGAACTTCAGCGGCGCCTGTCTGATAGTCGCCTTCGCAGCCTCGAAGAGCAGGCACTAAGCCGCGTGCTTGCGGTCGTGGAAGGCAACGTCAAGCGCCACACACCCGTCAAGACCGGCAACTTGCGGCGCACCATTACACACCGTGTGGAGCGTCCCGGCGTCCGGGGTGTGGTTGGCACGAATGCAAGTTATGCGCGGCCCGTGCATGAGGGCAGCCGGGCGCATCTCATTCGGCCCAGGCGCGCCAGTGTGCTGCGTTTCAAGGTGGGCAGCAAAATTATTTACAGCAAACTGGTCAGGCACCCCGGCACACGAGGGCAGCCGTTCATGCTCGAAGGGCTTGTTGCGAGCCGGGATAGCATCCGCGATATCCTGAGCGATACAGGACAAAACTTCTTTCGAGGGGATGTCCGATGAGTTACCGCGACGTGCTGACTGGACTACATACGGTATTCGAGGGCGTTTCGCCGCCCATTCCCGTGCTGCTGCGCTATGAGCCGACTGCTATCCATCAAACGCCAACGCTGTACAGCCTGCTTGATAGCGTTGATCGGCAGCGACAAGGGCAGATCAACGCGACGCGCTATCGCGTACTCAATCGGCTTGTGGTGCGCTGGCAGGATAATGAGCACGCTGAAGAGGAGTTAATTCCGTACGTTGACGCCCTGGCCGCGGCGATTGATAGCGATGCACACCTCGGTGGCGCCATCAGTAGCGGCATCGCAACCGTCAACAATATGGAGGCTGTATTTGTGAGCATCGGCAGCGTGATCTATCGGGCACTCGATATCTATGCGGACGTGCTCTATAAGACGCCAATCACATAGGAGGCATAATGGCAGAAATCGCATTTGAAAAATTTGGCCTGGCACTGGAGAGCGTTCGGGGAACCAAGATTACAACGCCGACTATTATCGCAAGTACAAACGAGCGGCTTGTGACGCCGCGACAGGAGCGCTACACGCCTGAGGTAGCGCTTGGTAATCTGGTGGAGTTTTACAAATCGGTTGCAGCACAACAGATGGTTGAATGGAACCTGAGCGGTGCCGCTGATCTGAACCTGCTGTATGTCATCCTGCAAATGGCAGTGGAAGGTAGTCCGACCGTGACCACACCGGGTACCGATGCCGATCTAGCCGTGTTTGTACCTGACACCACAAGCGACACACTGAAGAGCGCTACCATCGTCTTTGGTGATCCTGCGGTACAACTCTGGTCAGCGGGCTATAGCATGGTTGATACGTTGACGCTCTCCTCTGATGCCACGGGCGCCGACGGCCTCACAATGGAGGTCAACGGCATGGGGCAATGGTGGGGTGAGGAGTCGGGGCCGATTACGTTTCCAGCACTTGTGGATTTTCCGCTCCTGGTAGGCACCGACATGGAAATCTGGATAGACACCAGTAGTGCCATTGGTACGACCGCCGTCACGGGTCGCTTCCTGAGCGCTACCCACGAGATCAACACCGGTGTTACCTATAAATACGTCGCAACCGGGCCGACAGGCGAGCGCACATTCACCAATACCGGGCGCAACGTGCGTAGCATCACCACAACACTGCGGTTTGAAGTGCCAGATCTCACGCAATACACCCACTGGAAGGACGCCGAACGATTGAAGGTGCGTGTGCGGCACAATGGCCCATTGATTGAAAACGTATCAGCCACCGACTACTATCATTATGTGCAGGTCGACACCTATGGAGAAGCGACGATGCTGGAGTGGGGTGAGTATGCCGACAGTAACCGCACGGTAGAACTAACCATCCAATCGATGTATGACACGACGTTCGGGAATGATTTCCAGGTCGATTTGCAAACCACGGGGCTAGTATAATGTTTGTTTCAAATGAGCCGGTGCGCATCGTTGCGGACGGCTGCGAACACCTCCCAGAGAGTGAAGCCGACGCCATTTATATCAAGCCAAAAATGGACTTCGGTACCAAACAGCGCGTCATGAGCGAGGCGGCACACCTCTCGCAGGCGAATGGTGTAGAGGTGGGCGGCGGGATGCGCATGGATATTCAGATTGGCGCGTACCAGACCGCGCTGCTGGTGCATAATGTGGTGCGCTGGTCGGGGCCGTCGTTTCAAGATGTGGCCTGTGAGAAAGCCAACATCTTGCGCCTCGACCCGGATGAGCCGCTTGTGGAAAAGGTACTGCGCGAAATTGGCAGCCGCAACGCAGAGAAGAAGCGACGTCCGGAGGCAGACCCAAACCCAAAGCCAATCCCTACGCCCGAAGCCTAGAGGAAATCTGGCTCCTCATACTGGACGGCAAAAAGACGCTCAGACCAGGGGAGCGCATCGGGCATTATGATTTGTACGTCATGCTCGCTGAACGCTATCACTGGACGCCGCAACAGGTAGACGCGCTCGACCCGGACTTCGTGACTGAACTCAGCGCCCGCATTAACGCCGGAGCGCGCCAGCAAGAAATACAGCGCAAGCGACAAGAGCAGGAAGATCGGCGCAAGGGTAAAGGCAGAAGGAACCGCCGCTCGTGACCACGACCGAGGAACTCAACTTAATCGTTCGCTTGCGGGATGAAGCAAGCGGCGCGCTTGGTAAGCTTCGCAGCGGCCTGGGTAGCGTGGGCGCCGTAGCAGGCGGCGCGGTTGTGGCCGGAGCAGCAGCGGCGACTGCTGCCATTGCGGGCGTCGGCGCAGCGGCGATTACGGCACAAGGGCGCGTTGCAACGCTCGAAAAGGCCTTCGGTGGCGCGCTTGACGAGGCGACGGCGGATGCGCTGTTCCTTGCCGATGCCTATGATCAGGATCTTACAGAGGCGGCGCGTAGCGCGCAACGCGTACAAGATGAGTTCGGGGCATCGGCTGAAGAGGCGTTCCTCGTGCTCACCGAAGGGCAAGAGCTTGGCCTTGATCGATTTGGCGATCTTAATGACACGCTCAACGAATACTCCGATGATTTTGCCGATCTCGGTGTCACTGGCTTTGACTCCCTCGCATTGATCAACGAGGGACTTGAGGCCGGATTTAGGAACACCGACAAGGTAGGCGATGCCTTCAATGAATTCAGCATCCGCCTTCGCGATCCGGCAGTCGTCAAAAACATCCGCGACATTGACGAGAGCACCGCCGATCTCTTTGATCAGTTCGCACGCGGCGAGATTACGCAGCGGCAAGCCTTTGAACGCATTGCAGATAGTATTGAGAGTATCGAAGATCCACTCCAGCGGCAAGAGGCGGGCGTGCAAGCGTTCGGCACCACGTTTGAGGATTTCGGCGCCGATGCCACATTCGCACTTGGTGAGGCGCTCGAAGGGGTAGAGGCGCTCGGTACAGAGATCGAGGAGAGCGGGCGGCAGTACGACACATTCGGCGCGCTATGGGCAGGCATCACGAGCGAAACCACGGCTGCGCTGGCACCGCTTGGGGATAAACTCCTCGAAATTGCGAACCAGGCCATGCCACATATCATATCGGCTATTGAGTGGTTCGGCACGAACGCGCCTGGCTGGATTGACATGGCAGTGGAGACGTTTGACAAAATCTCACCGATTATTACCAGTGTGGCTAATGCTATCAAAATGCTGTTCACTGGTGATTATGAGGGGTTGGGAACTATATTTGATTTTGACGAGGATCACCCCGCCATCACCTTCATTCTGGATTTCAGGCGATTGATTACGGAAAACATCGGCGCCGGAATAGAGACATTCAAAACGTTATGGAGCCAGGCATCAGAGACGGTTACAAACATTGTGAATGCGTTGCAACCGATCATCACTGGTGTTTTTAGTATCATTCAGCAATTTCTTGAGGAAAACGGCGAAAGTATCCGGCTGTTTTTTGAAGAGACATGGAACCAGATTACGAATATCATTTCGCTTGCCATCCAGTTGATAAACGATACCATTGTACCAGTGCTGCAAGGTATCGCGACATTTATATCAGAACATCGTGATGAGATTGTCGATATCCTGACAATGGCCTGGAATCAGATTACTAACGTTATTGGGCTAGCATTGACTGCTATCCAGTCTGCGTTAACACTGGCACTTCAACTCATTGACGGGGACTGGCGCGGCGCCTGGAACACGATTGAAGAGTTTTCGGAAGAGTTTATTACCACGTTTCAACAACTGTTCGAAAATGGCTTTAATATGCTCCTCAAGATCGTGGGTCTGGTCATGGACGCGTTCGGGGTTGATATTGACGAGGCATTCCAGGCTGCCGAGGATGGTTTTGCTATTTTTCGTGCCAATTTTATCGACCCGATCATTAATGCATTCCAGGCCATTGGGCAGGCTATTCAAAACGCAATTAGCAATATTCTGAACCTTGGTGAGCGGCTGCGTAACATCAAGCCGCCTGACTGGCTCTCGCAGTGGGGTACTGATATCCAGGAGGGCGCGCAGGTCATCACGGGACAGCGGGGCTTTGCTCGCGGTGGGCGCCCGCCAGTTGGGCAGGTCGTGACCGTCGGGGAAGAGGGGCCGGAGGATGTTATATTTGGTGCGCCTGCCACGGTCGTACCTGCTGACCTGACTGCCGCCATGAACAATGGCGGTGGCGGCGGGCTGGCCATTGGGCCGTTTAACTTCAACATCTCAGGCGGCAACCGAGGCGCAATGGTTACGCAGGCTGTGAATGAGTTTGCAAACCAGTTGAATGCAGCGCTTGATCAGGCCGAAATGAGAGCCGCCTGATGATATCCTACACCTTCAGTTACACCGATCCCTATACTGGTGTGGCGCGCTCCGGGACGTACCTCGCACAGCGCGCCCGCAATAGCACGCGCCGCATCTGGCAGGCCCAACCAGAGAGCGATATCCTGGAATACATCGGCAGTAGCTACGCTCGCGAGCATACCTACCATCGGCGCTACATCCTCGATCAAGATGTCGAGATTGAGAGCGACGCGCATTTTGATGCACTCCAGCGAGCGCACGAGGTGCGAGCGTCGGGGACGTGGAGCGATGGCACAACGAGTTATGACGATGTGATCATCACGGCATTTGATGTACTACCGATTGACGGCCTGGCCGATGAGTACAATGGTACGATGACGTTCCGAAGGATGCGCGGGTGACTGACTGGCCGCTTGATACTGTTGTCATTGAATACCGCCTGCAATGCTACGTCAATGGCATTCCGCGCATTTTGACGGCGTTTCCATCGCGCTCCATTGCTGTTGGACAGCGCACGACATGCCCGCTAGAGTTTGCCGATGCGATTGAACTGGAAGCAAGCCGCACGGCTGCGAATGTGCGGGTTGGGTGCGTCACGACGGCGGGCATCCTCTGGTATCCGTTCGCAAGAGGGTATTTCCTATTTGAGCAGAGCCAGGCCGGGCCGCGCCGCAACAAGGGGAGCCTGGTGGATTGCACCTGGAAACTCGCACAGGAGAGCGTCAACGAGATCACCTGGAATGATCGCAGCCCGGTTGACGCAATCACAGACGTGCTAACTGAGGCGGATTTTGCCGATAGCGAGATTGGTAATATCTTCGACCCTGGAAGCATCTACAATCTAGGGACAGTTGACGAGATTATTATTGAGGCGGGTACGACGCTCAAGCAAGTGTTTGATCGGCTCCTAAAGTATTGCGGCTTGACGTGGTATGTCGGGGCATCCGGTGCGCTGCATGTTATTCCCGCGTTGACCATCCCTGGCTCCAGTTCGAGCATTGTCTATGCCAGTGGCATCAGCAACGAGTTTGCGCTACCTGCTGACACGCGTGGATTTGCGAAACCCAAGCGGCGCTATACCTCTGATGAGTTGCAAACCAAAACCTACACGGCGAAAGGCCGCACGCTGGAGGACGGTACAACGCCCAACGCGACACTTACCGCGTCGGATATTGAGCGCGGTATCAGTAAAGGCGATACATACGAATATGCACAGGATAACGACGTGTGCACAGCCATTGTCAAGCGGGAACTACGGCGTGCCAGTGGGAAGACCGAGTTACTTACGCTAGAGACTGATCTTGATCCTCGGTTGCGACCGGGGCGAACTATTGGGTTGCTCTGTCCTGAGTTGCAATTTGATGTGACCACGTATGCCCGTATCCAGGCACTCAGTAATCGGGGCGGAATTTGCACGCTCAGCGTCACACTAGGTACGTCTGCCGTGGGCGGCGATGTGACCTATGAGCCGCCGCCTGATGACAATGGCGACGGCGGCACACTGACACCCATCGGGGGTATCGAAGGCGAGTTACCCACCGCCTCTATTGCCTATCGCATTGACTATGAAAAGACCAGCAGCGGCGATCCGCTCTATACTGTCTATGCTGAAGGTAGCGGCACAAGTGCTACTGGCGAGAGCGTAACCTATAGCTGGACGGCAACAGCAGGCGCTGGCGAAACGGTTACGCCTGGCAGCAGCAGTGAACAAAATGAAACGTTCGTATTCAGTAGCCTGACCGGGGCGTCGCTCGAGTTGACCGTTACTGATAGCAATGGCACGTCACCTGCTGCAACGTTAACATTAGACGATCCGACTATCGAGACATATTCGCGCATCCTGACCTATGTGATTGATGATACGTGGAAGGTGTTATACGATCCTGATCAACCTGCGTCAACCTGGCAGCCATCCGGGACGGTGGCAATAGCCGTGCCACGCTATAACGACGCTGGGCATTTGTGGTGTGTGTTTTTCAAATCCGCGACAACAGAAACGCTGATCTATCGGCGCGACCCGCAAGATTTTGCAGAGACGCCGGAATTGATCGCGACGCTGAGCGGCACACCGACACGCATCTATGTTGGCGAGGGTTTTATCAATCCACAGTTTGCGAATACCATCCTTGTTGGCATTGGCAGCACGATTGCGTATAGCCGCAATGGCGAGAGCGCTGCACCCACATTCCAAACGACGGCTAGCCTGGGCACAGGAACTATTCAAGCGCTTGTGGTGAGCGCATTTGATGATGACCTGTGGTACGCCTGCATAGATAACAAACTCCGCAAGAGCGAGGACGGCGGCGCAACGTGGTCAGATGTCGTGACCAGCCCGGACGCGAGCGCCGTTGCGGAGGATGTTGCAATCGGCCCGGCTGCCGGGGGCGCGGTCGCATTCAGCGGCGCCTCGACTGATGCACGGCGCGTGCAGTTTGTGGATGCAGGGTTCTCAACAGACTGGAGCGCGATCACGTTTGCCGCTGGAGAGGATCTGCAAACCATTACGCCGCGCCTGGCCGGAGACGGGTATCAGGTTGCATCGTCCGATGGCACGGTGTATGAATTGATCTTGAGTGGCACGACGTTTACCGCCAGTGAGCAGGCGCAAACCGACGCGAGCGGCAATGCTGAACGCATGGTGCGTGATGGTGAGATTGCTAATCAATCGTACATTGCAGATGCGACGGGCCTGTACAAACAACAAGGCGCCTCAGGTATGGAGCAAATCGCGGCGGGTGTCGCTACGAGCGTCGGGTTTGCCGCGCTACGTGAGCCGCCCGTGGTGCCATCATACACCTTTTTTCTTGCACAGCAAGGCGTTGCATCGGCGGGCATCTATGAGTACAACAGCGCAACGGGTGGCACGCCGACGCTACGCAATAGCGGCATTCCGGCGGCGCTCACGCATGTACTCTGGCTCTCTGGCAACCCAATCAACACCGATGAATTGATCGCGGTTATCCATGCCAGCGCGGCAGCCGACGTGAGCGATAGCGGCGGCAAACTGCGAACAGGCACCACGACACATAGCCCGCTGTGGCGCTATACGATTAGCACACAGACGTGGAGTGAAATCGTTGTCTCTGTTTCCTCAACTGTGTCAGGTAATCTGTATCGTGCTGATTATGATCCGGAAACGTTGGGACGGTGGGTTTCTCATGTGGAGTCAACAGGCTATGACGTGTATGCGCTGTTCGGGACAGATCTCACAGGCAGCGAAACAACGGTCGCGGCAACATCGCCGCTGCGCTATCTGTCTGTCGGCCCAGGGCAGGATGGCGATCTGGTGCTCAATCAGAATGCCCCGTTTGATCGCATTGCATATGTCACATCAGGTGGTACACTTGTTGAGCCTTCAGCATCGGGTATCCTTGCAAACGTGTGGTTTTTCGGAGATCGATACCCCGGCTCGCGTGACATGGTTCTGGCGAGTGATGGCGGTGCAGTCTATGCAAAAGAGGATTACCGCGGCACGGCGCTACCGGTGGATTTTGCAGCCGAGTTTCCTCTCGACTTTGTATCGGCGGCAACATGGCCGTCCGCTTCATCGTCGTCGGGTTCGCGTACCATCCCGACAACGATCAATAATCGCTTCGTATATGCAGCAGGCTCAGGCGGGCCGGGGGCGTCGGGTATTTACGAGGTAACCAACCCATTCAGCGCGTCACCGGGCTATGGCATTGTGGCGCTCTCAGGCGAGACGATTGGCTGGATACGAGCGGACAGAGCGACGAATAGCCTGGTAGCACTCATGCTCGATTTCTCTGGTACGCCGGAAGTCGCGATCTGGAACGGCGCCACAATAGAGCGGGTTGACGTGTCTGCGCTGTCGAACATTGCCGCGCTGGTGGAGGTGGTTGTCAATGACTAGGCGCGAAAGTTACGAAATCGAATACATTGCAGAACGTATTCAGAAGCGAAGTCGAGAGATTAGCCAGGAGGAAACTCGCGATGCATTGCGGCGGGCTGCTGAACAGACGGCGAATATTGTTTCGTCTGCCGGTATCCGGCTCGATCAGTTGCTCCAGACGGGCGCCACAGCGGGCCAGGTGGTGACGTGGAATAACGTCACGGGCGAATGGGAACCTGCTGATGCATCGAGTTTGACAGACCCGACCACAACCGAAGGGGACGTTATTTACCGCGACGGCTCTGGATTGCAACGGCTTGGCATTGGCACAGCAGGGCAGCGGCTCACCGTCAACAGTGCAGAGACGGCGCCGGAGTGGGTTGATGTGTACGCGCTACGTAACGTCCTGATCAATGGGGATTTTGCTATCTGGCAGCGGTTGATGAGTGGTAGTGCTATCGCTCCAGTAGCAGATGATGAGTATATTGCTGATCGCTGGTATGTTCTGTCCGAAACAGGCAATATTGAAGCCTCTCGCTTCATAGGAATTACACGACGCTACAGAGCATACCTCGTTCAGAAGCAAGTAACAGCGCAGCGGGTTGGGTTAACACAAATTGTCGAAGGCGCCAACTGCCGCCACCTGCGCGGCGATCAAGTAACACTTTCGTTTCGGACGCGTTGTTTCACAACGCAGGATGTTCGATACGCCGTCCTGGAATGGACAGGCACTGAGGATGCTGTCACGTCGGATGTAGTAGCAACCTGGGCCGCCACACCGACGTGGGTGACAAATGTAGCACCTGCCGGGAGTGTTGGTAGTACATCCGTGGGGACGACATGGACAGATATTGAACATACGGTAACGCTCGGCTCGACATTTAACAATCTCGTTGTGTTCATTTGGAGTGGGGATACTGTTGAACAGAACAGAAATATATCCATTGAAGCCGCGCAACTGGAGCAGGGGCCGTACAAAACACCATTTGAAACGCGCCCGATTGGTATGGAGCTTGCGCTGTGTCAGCGGTATTTTGAAAGACGGGAGGCACAGGGACTGTTCCAGATCTTACCGGATAGTTCCGGTCTTATCACAGGCGCACAGGCAGCGCGTATCCCATTTGCCTATTCCGAAAAGCGAGTAGCTCCCTCCCTGACAGTAATAAACACATTTGACTTGCTCGGCTTCAGTAGTGGTAGTTTAGCGGGGAATACTGCCACCTTGTCTTTTTCGTTTATCTTAACGCAGGGCTGTCAGATATCAGCGACCACTACAAGCGGCTCCTATGCGACAGGAGATGCGTGTTATTTGCGTGCCGCAACTTCGAACGGCGCTTCTCTAGACATAGATGCGGAGCTATAACGATGGAATACCAACTAATCGAAGGCGGCGGCGTGCTGCACATACCAACCGGACGCAGCATTCCAGACGCCCCGAACAACCGACACTGGCAGCAGTATCAGGCGTGGCTTGCAGCAGGCAACACGCCGGAACTGGCGCCCTCTGCCGTGCGTGAGCCGCAACCGTTTCGAGTGGCGCGCCCGGCTGGTGTGGCGCGGGAGTTCTATCAGAGGGAGAGGATCTATGGATAAGGCAACATTGGCACAATCGATGGTCAACAGCGCAACGGCGATTGCACAGGCACACGAGGCACTCCAGACGGCGTATGCAATCTATTTCGATAATGGCTACAATAGCGGCGGCGCGCTTCCGATTAGCGACACCGATTTGACCGGCGCAGGGTTCCCGTTCACGGCGGCGCAGTTGGGGGGCCTGGTGACGTTTGCAGAGCAACTGAATAACCTGATGGAAGGGCAGGCGACGACACCGGCAGATTACAGCGCGACGTTGAATGTTATTCGAAGTGTGGTATAATGGGCCTGTGTGGATGATACTTCCTTGATGCTACCTTCACGCGAGGCGCCGCCCTTCTCTCCAGGGGTGGCGTTTCGTGGTATAATGGGGCGTGCCATCGGATATGGTGCAATGCAT